TGTTTACGTCCGTCATACTTAGCATCTTTAGCGACTTCTTTGCCTGCTTTTTCTGCTTTGTCATCACGTTTAACGTCTGCTTTGTCTTTTGCGATTTGTGATGGTGATTTACTTTCTTCAACTGATTCTTTCTTTTTACCAAAGAATTTCTTTTGCTTGGCTGACATTTCTTTTTTGCCAGATTTCTTAGCATCTTCATCACTTTCATTCATATCATCGTCACCACCACCAATTGATATTTCGCCTTTATCCATCGCTTGTTTCATTTGAGTAGCGGCTTGAGTAGTGTCTGCTGTAGCGATTATTTTTCCGTCTTTATGAATTTCTTGTGATCCTGTTGCAACAGGCTTTAATGTTATATCGTTTTCTATGAGAGTGTTAAACACATCTTTTAATGATGTCCTTGATGATTTCGTAGCAACAGCAACAGATTCAGTTAAAGTCTGCTTAGAAGCAACGGGAGTGCTTTGTAGCGTACTTTCATTGGGAGTTGATTCAACAATATCATTGCCATTGATCTCGTCTAATTGATTAAGTATGTTTTTAAAGTCCATAGTATTTTCCTTATAGTCCTGCTGATGTTTCAGGCTTAGCGCCTCGTTTAATATCAGTCATCGGACTTTTATTTCCGCCTTGTTGATCGTCTGTCCATGGTTTCCAAGGATCAAACGCATCTTTTGTATTCTTCTGATCAACAGGTAAACCTACTTTTTGCTCGTCTTTTTCTATTGACTTCTGATGAATGCTATCTAAATATTTATCACCATACGCTTTGCTGGCATCTTTTCCGTTATCTTCTAACTCAGGTTCGCCTAATGCTGGTGATGCTTGATTTTCATATTGCTCTAATTCTTTAGTAATACTATCATTGTAGTTAGTTTCAACCATTCTGATATAGTTAATGTTGTGTCCTAGCAGTTGACCCATTTGTTGTACCATTGGTTCAGTACAAGGATAAGCAAACTTACATGTGAAAATATGAACGGGTTCGTTGTTTAAATTTGGAAATCCATATGGATCTTTTTGAATTGGTGTTGATTTTGGACCTTGAATGTCAACTGGTGAAAACTTATCTAGGTTATATTTAAACAACTCTAGGAAGTTCTTGTCAACGTCTCCTGCTACTTTGATTGTATAATCATAAGTGTGAACGCTTTCTGCGATAAATTTTTTAAGACTTCTCATAATGTTTTGTTCCCGTGTAATATATTTATCATTCCTCTAAGTTTTTCCCACTTAATACTCGCAGTAATTCATTGCGATCTAAGTTCTGGCCGCCCTCTCCTAATGGAATGTTATCGATTTTTTCATCAACTTTTGCTTGACGTTGATCTAGTGTTGCTTTCTTTAATTGTAAGTCAATCATCTTTAATTTCTTGTTTAGTTTAGCAGTTTTGGCAGTAATAGCATGATTTAACATGTTACTCGCAACACTAAAGATATCTCCACTGAAACGTGAATCAACTTGCATACCTAAATCCATAAGGTCTTGAAAACTTGTTGATGCCTTGGTAGCTAAATCATCTAACTCTTGGTCAGATGCTTCTAAACCTCGTACAGTAGGCAATGCTGTTTCTATTTTCTCGAGGTTACTAAGTGCTTCTTGGGTAACTTCCTTAGCGACACCTGGAATGGGTTCGTTTAATTCGTTATCGTCCTGAGACGCAATGTCAAACAATTCTTCAAGTTTCTTAGTCATATATCTATTTAGTTACCTACTACGCCCGTTGTAGAAAAGATCATCTTCAGTAACAACTCTAAATGTTATACCTTGTGTTTTACAGTATGCTTGAGCATATTTCCATTTAGCATGATTGATAGCAACAGTGATCGCAGTTTTCGGATTCATTCTTTTTTCTTCAATAATACTTTGTGCTTTTGGTTTAATTTCAATCATTTCTGCTTTAGTAGTACCTCTTTTGTCTTGGTATACTATAAAGAAATCTGGAATATAATTCTTTCGTTTGCCTGTGATAGGATGTATATAAGGTATAACGATTGCTTCACTTGCCCACTTTAATACTTTGTCATTACTATCACAAAAGATCATAAAAGTGAGTTCCCATCCTGATCTGTATCTAGGCTTGCCTTTACCTACATACTTTTGAGGATGTTTTACTGTATATGTGCCTTGGGCGTATTTTTGTCTGCGAGCCATTGAATGGGCCTTTTATGCGATGATATTGCGTTGAACTGCTTGATTAGGAGTAGGGACAGTGCTTACTCCGTATAATGCAGTTTTTGATTTTAATAAGTTTAAATAATATGCCATTTCAGTATTTACTTGTACTTTAGTCTCTACATTAGTTCTAAAGTAATCCATAAACACCATGATATCTGTACCAGTTTGCTGTGCTATTTTAAATAGTACTGCCGCAAATTTCTTCGCAGTTTCTTTGGTAGTTTCTGATTCAGAATTGCCTTTTAATACTCCTACAAAGTATGAATAAACAACGTCCCATTCATTGACAGGAACATTTATTGTTGATGAATAAAATGAATCAAATAATTGTATTGTGTTTTCTGTTGGTGTTACTTCTAATGCCATGTCTTATCCTCCAAATCCTAAGTTTCTACTAATATTACTTACAAGAGAATCTCCGAAATTCTGCGATCCTGCCGTCGCGGCTGCCGTTTCATCACTACCACCTGGACCATTTCTAGCACCAGTCACTCCACCTTGATTAGAAATGTTTACCATTCCTCCAGAAGTCGCACCTGTTGGCACAGATTTTTCATCATCTCCTCCACCAAACAATCCGCCAGTTATTGAACTAAGAATAGCATCTTTTAATCCATCTTTAACAGCATTCTTAGCATTTGCTATAATTTTGTCTTTATCAAAATTATTAGCAAATTGTGCTCCTGCCTTAATCTTGTCTCCAATACTACCATCTCCGCCTAATGCAGAAAACATATCATCAATGCCGCCGAGTGTGTTGTTAAATCCTAAATCTTCATTTGGACTTTCTGTATAGTCATAGTGAGCCTGTAAAGCATAACCAGGTATTGGATTACCAGCGGCTGTATCAGTTACAGCATTTGTAACTTTATCGTCTGTGAGACTGAACACGCCAGTGTTATAGGTAACTGTTTCATAATCGATTGTCATAGTATTCGACATCGTTCCTTCTGCTTCAGCATATGCGTAAGTATCATGTGAAAAGTTAGTAATGATTGGATTAATAAAAGTGTAAGCAATGTAATTGTTATTCCACAGTCCATAAACTGTAATATCATCAAAGAACGCGGCTTTTTCTCCGGCTCTGTCATCTAACTTTACTGAATCTCCCCTATACCCGTATTGCATATCCTCTGATAAATTAGCATCATAGATATTACGTCTGTTATATTTTTTGTCTGCGTCTACAGCCAAGTTTGGATTCCATGAATCTGCATAGTAATATCTATAGTAGGCATTCCACATTGATGTAATTTGTGATGCGTTATCATCATGGAAAACAATCTCTGCTGGATCATACTTAATTTTACTTTGTATAATACGTTTTCTATTATATTGATTTAATGTATCAGTGTCAAATCTAAAAGAAGGAAGTTTAACATTCTTAACTAATACGCCAGTATTAAGTGCTTGGGATGGCGCCCATGCATTTGCATTAATATTAAAGGATACATGAAAAAGAAATTTAACTTTAGGAGCATTAGACTGTTTATTCGGTAAGAATGTCTGAGCCGCGTGTGTGTAATCTCTTAAATAGACATCACTTAAAAAAGCTCCTTTTAAACTACTTTTTAAACTATCGAATCCAGCCATTATTTTCTCCTGTACTCTTATTTATCTGTTTAAAAAGCCCATAAAAAAACCGGGCAAAACCCGGTTTTTAAATTCTTTATTTGCGATTAAGCAGAAGCAGTACCTTGATCAGGTCCACTTGTTGAATCAGCAATAGTTCCTGGTCCACCAACTCCGATTAATGCGCCTGCTCCGTCAGTTTGAACTGCGTTATCATATGATATGGTCAACGCAATTTGAACAGCTTCTGATGTAGCATAGTTTAACTGATTGTAGTTTGCTTGTTCTAAGTAACAACCTGCTAGTTCCCATTGTTCTAATACTGTTGGGTCTTTAACACCATTACCACCATCTAAGATGTCAATGTTCATTTGGAACTTGTAATCAGATCCAGAAGCGGCTGAAGCCTGCTCGTAGAAGTCTAATTGTCTTTGTAACTGAGCACCAACTGCTTTGGAAACAATACCTGAAGCATCATCTCTGATGTTACAAGTAAGTGGCTGCCAACTGTGCTTACCAGCTAGATAGATTTGTGAATTGTAAACAGGTACTGTGATCTTTGCGAACTGTAACTGAGGTCTTGCGACATCAATAACTTGACGTGTCAATGTAACTGAACCTTCAGCATCACTGCCAATTCCAAAGTTTGTAAAAGCAACACGGAATCTGTATTGCAGTTTAG